TCCGGCGCAGTCGCTCAAGGCGTAGCAGAGGCCACAAAAACTCCTGCTGAGAGTGTTGAGTCATGGCTGCGAATCGCACTGCTCGTCGTTCAAATCGTGATCGGTATCGCAACTGCCATCTACGTGATCCGGCGCGTGAAGTCCCCTAAGAAACCCAGCAAGGACCTTCTCATCATCGGCGGTTTGACGTTGGCCCTCGCGGCAAATGGTTGCGCGCTCGCGCAGAAGGGTGGCTCCAGTGGTTTTCGAACCCCGTCCGGCTTGTCCGGCGAAGTGAAGCAGTCGGAAAATCCGAAATCGGATACGACTCAGAATTTGTCCCGCATCACCCGGGAATTTTTGCCTGATGGCAAGGTGGTTGTGACCGAGGAAAAACTCGACACAAAGATCGGTGCAGCCCAAAAAGATTTCGCCGCCGAGACGCGCGCGAAGCTTTCCTCCCTCAAGGGAGTCGTGTGGGTGGGCATCGCGTTATTTGTTTTTGGCGCAGCCTCGTTGGTCTGGCCCCCTCTCAAGGTTATCGTTGGCAGCACAACCACGAGCCTTGTTGCAAGTGCGGCGGGGATTGCGCTTATCATGTTGCCGTCGCTCATCGTCGGCCACGAAATTTTAATTCTGTGCATCGGCGTCGGCGCTGTGTTCGCATATTGGTTCGCACACCGGCACGGAGAACTGAAAGGAAAACTCCATGTCCTGTCAAAGTAATTGCGGGGATAGCCCCTGCCAGTCGTCCGAGACGAACACAGTCGATTGCGAATCGCTGTCATCGCAGATTGCCAATTTCACGCAGCAATTTTTCGGCGACGTAGTCAAGACCGAGGTGAACGGTGAGATCGTTTGGTCTCTGCCGTGCAGTCTCGATATCGGTCTCGAAAATAATCCTCGCGCCGAGGGCGAAGGGCTCGCCTGCTATTTTCTGCGCCTGTTCAACGAAGGGATTATCGGCGCAACGGGTCCGCAGGGTGCGGCTGGTGCGGATGGTGACGACGGGGCCAACGCCTTTACTGTCGTGCTGGCCAGCTTCACGCAACCGAATCTCGGCGCACCGAACATCGTCATCTCGACTCTCTACAATCCGGCGATCCTTGAAGGACTCTACGTTTTCATTCAAAACTCGGGTTGGTATCTGGTCACCGCGAAGGACGGCTCTGGCACACTGTGGTTGACGCTCGTCAAGGCGGTCAGCAGCCCACCCGTTACGGTCACCACGGGCAAGTTGGTTGTGCCGTCCGGTTTTCCCGGGCAGAGTATTGTCGGCCCACAGGGGATTCAAGGTCCACAAGGCGATCAGGGCGATCCCGGCGAATCGCACACGGAAACGAATGGTCAATACCATGCCACGGTTGGGACGGACTATGAACTCACCGTCACGTTTGCTGCGGTGGACTTCGTCAACTCGTCCGCGCGTCTGCTGCTTCCGACCGCAGGCACCTATCAGATCACAGTCTCAACTCAAATGATTGGGTTGACCGGGATCGTGGATTCGGACATCGTCTATCTTCAGTTGCGCGATACCGTCCCGGCGACGTTGGACGGCTCTCAGTTTGAAACCTCCGAGATTTCGGAAGACGAGAATCGTGTTGTTAGCTTTACGGTCATCTACACATCTTCTGTGGACAATGAGGAAGTGCGGCTCCAAGCGAAATGCACCACGGGTGCGCGCGTTAACATCATCGCCACTCGGACTACGATGACTTATGTCAAACTCGCCTAAGTATGACGGTGAAGGTTTGTCTTCGGGTTCGGCAGCACCGGTGCGGGTCAAGACCGCTCCATGCGCTCCGCCGAAACTGACTGGGTTGCCCGCAGGGTCTTGTGATCCCGCTGTCGGCGGCGATAAGACGGTTCATACTCCGGGGTATGTGTTAGGTATTAACAACGGCCCCCTAAACTTTGGGGATTGCGACATCTGGCAGGATGACGACAATCAATTGGTGAAGGAAGCCAACAACGACTACATCTGTATTGACAACGCATGAAAACGAGCGAAATCCCGACATGGGAACAAGCGATCCCGGCAGGTGAAGGCGAAGTAATCGCGACGGTGGAAATTTCCCCCGGCGTTCGGCGGCTTCGTCGCGTTCCGCCCGAGTTCGTTGGTGCGCAAGGCGTGCAGGGTCCGCAAGGCGTGCAGGGCGTGCAAGGCGTGCAAGGAATTCAAGGTGTCGCCGGTCAGGATGCGGGACAGCGGTATACTTATTCCGCCTTAACAGCTTCCTCTGATCCCGGAGTTGGCAAACTGCGGTTTAACAATGCGAACCCTAATCTCGCTACTAGCCTCTACGTCTCGGAGACAGATGCGGACAGTAATGACCTTGAGTTTTACTTGAATCTGTGGACGACCGGTTCGTCTACAGTCAAGGGCACTCTGTTTATTCACAAAGAAGGTGACCCGTCCACGTCCGTTGCGATGAACGTTGTTGGAACCCGTCTCGACAACGGCGCGTGGGATACGTTCTCGGTTCTGCCGTTTGCATCTAACGGTTCGTTTGTGGACGGCGACACGCTGGTTTTGAATTTTACCTTCACGGGTGACCAAGGCGACACGGGTGCGGCTGGCACAAATGGAACCAACGGCACTAATGGCACGAACGGCACTAATGGTGCGGACGGTGCGGATGGCGCAAATGGCGAGAATGGTCGTCCGGGCGGCGCGGTTGCGTTCCCTTACGTCTTCAACACGAACAACTCGACGAATCCGGGCTCGCAGGAAATCACGTTCAATGATAATGATTTCGGCGATGTTACCGACATTTATGTAAACAAGACGGACGCGGAAAATAATTTCAATGACGACGCTCTAGGGCTCCCCGATACCGCAGGCGATTTGATTTTCATCTACAACAAGGATGCCGTTCCTCTTTACGGTATTTTTGAAGTCGTCAGCCATTCGGTTGCGGGAGCCCGGCACCACTACGTTGTGACATGCGTGGCCACGAGCGGTGGGAATTTTGCGAATGCGGACAATATCGTTTGGACCTTCCAAAAGAAGGGCGCGACTGGCGCGACTGGTTCTCCCGGTTCTGGCGGAACTGGCGGTCGTGAAGCTGGCATCAAGTATTCTTACAGCACGAATACCGCCAACTCTGATCCCGGCTCCGGGTTCCTGAAGTTCAACAACGCGACGCTTGCCTCCGCTACTGCACTCTTTATTTCTGAGACGGATGGTGACGTGTTGTCCCTCGGCAACTATCTCGCGACGTGGGATGACAGCACTTCCACGATTCGTGGCGTGCTCACGATGCGCAAGGACTCGGACGCCTCAGTGTTCGCCATTTTTCAAATTACTGGCAATCGCACCGACAATGGCGCGTGGGATGCGTTTTCAGTAACGCACGTAGCATCGACTGGGGTGTTCGCTAATAACGATGTCGTAAAGGTTCATTTCTTCCCGACTGGTGATAAGGGCGATACCGGCGCGACTGGGGCAACTGGTGCGACTGGCGCAGCCGGTTCGAACGGTTCGAATGGGTCCAACGGGACGAACGGTGCGGATGGCCGGAATCAGGGTCTCAAGTATACTTACGATACGACCACGACCGCAACTGATCCCGGTTCCGGCAAATTGCAATTTAATAATACCACTCTCCTGTCCGCGACGGCGCTCTACATCTCGGAAACGGATGGAGATGCAAACGCGTTGGCGGCTTACCTCGCGTCATGGGACGATTCGACTTCCACGATTCGTGGGACTCTCACAATGCGGAAGGACAGCGATCCTTCGGTGTTTGCAGTCTTCTCCATTAGCGGGACGCTGACGGATAACGGATCGTGGGATACTTTCACTGTGGCGGGAATCGTGTCGAACGGTTCCTTCAGCGATAACGACATCGTTAAGGTGAACTTTATCCCGAAGGGTGATAAGGGCGATACCGGCGCGACCGGCGCAGCCGGTTCAAACGGTGCAGCGGGCGCGGACGGAACGAAGCAATGGAACGTAGCCGTAGAGCGAGCGATTTATTTTTACAACGGCGGGACTACCAGCTTGGGGAATGCGATGACTTCTACGGCTTCTTCCGGCAATCCGGTTGCGGCCACTTCAACAAAATTGGAAGGTCGTGATCTTCGCACTTCTACGACGCTGAACAACTCAGCATTCTATGAAGCCCCATCAACGAGCACGTTCTTTTTGAGTTATAAGATGACATCGGTCATCCTGTGTAATTTGAATGAGACATCGGGAAATCGATGTTGGATTGGTTGGGCTGCGAATACGGGTGCTACCCTGTTCGGAAATAATAGTGACACGCCGGGGACGACGTTCGTTGGGTTTCGGTATTCAGCCGGAACTGATTCGGAGTGGAAGGTCGTCACGTATGATGGCACAAATTTGAACGTCTTCACGACGGGCGTGAACGTTTCCACAACCACCACGCAGGATTTTCGTATCGAGTGGGAGAACGGCGGTTCTGAAGTTCGATTCTATATCAATAATACTTTGGTTAAAACGGCGACGGTGCAACTTCCTGCTTCCGCGACTGCGATGCGCTTCGTGGCGGGTGTGAAGAACACCGTGGGTGGCGCAGGCACTGCGCGGCAGATGAATTTCGCCGTGATCAAGTATTTGGAGGGTATCGTCAACCCCTAAAAAACCGCACCTTTTAGTATATGAAGATGAATCTCAACATCAAACTCGGCGAACCTATGAAAGGGCCATCGCCTCTCGGGCCGGAGGACCCATATTATCCTTCGATCACCTTTCACGAGGATGAGCCGCTGGACCTTCCCAAAGAAGGGCTGATGGTAATTCGGTATAAGAAAGCCCGGGGCACCGAGGAAAAGGACGGCTCGTATTCTTGCACCGTGGAGGTTCAGGAGATCGTCTCTGTTGAGGCCAAGAAAACTGAGGCCCCGAGCAAGCGCGACAAGTCTGCTGAGGAAGCCCTCGACGCGCACATGGCCGCTCGCGAAAAAGAAAGCTATTAATATGTTTCGGGTTGCCGACGTAGAAGAAGAAGCCCGCAAGATCATCGGGGTCTGTGACGACACCAAGCTGTTCCGATGGCTCGGTGACGCGGTCACGATGATTGCGAACAAGGGCGAGTTCGAGGGATTCAAGGCGTGGCTTGATATCTGCACGTCCGGCGACGACCGTTGCATCACGCTCCCTCGCGAGGTGGAGACCGTCATCGCGGTGAACATCGGTGGACGCCCCACACTTGGCTACGGAACGCTTTTCAATTTTCATCTCAACGGTATGGGCGACTGTCGGTGTTCGTGCGATTGGTCGTGGCAAGATCAAGGCGCGTGGCACGTCACGTATCGCGATCTCAGCGAACCTCGCCGACTTGTTGCGCACCTCCAGACCGCTGATGACAACGGCAAAGAGTTGATCGTCTACGGATACGACACGAATGGAAACAAGCTGCGCCGACAGGTGGATGGCCAGTGGCTCGACGGCTATCAGGTCCCGACCATCTATGGCGTTGCAGTCCCGGACACAGAAGCGCCGACTATCGCGCGCATCACAGGAATTTTCAAAGCGAGGACCGCAGGCTCGGTCAAGCTGGTGACGGAAGACAACATCGTGCTCGGAGTGTATGAGCCCGACGAGGAAATTCCGCAGTTCCGGCGCATCAAGATCAATCGCGGTGCTTCGTGGGTGCGCATCGCATACATGCGCAAGAATCCCGTTTTCACCAGTCTGTATGATCACGTCCCACTCCGCAGCCGCGTAGGATTTTTGCTCGGCCTTCAGGCGCGCAAATATTACTCTAACGAAAAGTTGGCGGAGGCGCAGGCGTATGAAGTCAACGCTACGCGTCTGGAGTTGGAAGCGCAGAATAAAGTGGAACCGAATACGACCGTCAGCCCGATTCAGGTGATGGACGGTTCGGGTGCGCTCACGGACAAACATGACTACGACATTGTCTAATGCCCTCACAACCCTTTTACGATTACGACGGCTCGTTCTTCCGTGGGATGAAATCCGACACGGACCCCGCTCAGTTGCCCCTCGGGTATTACTGGTGCGGTGAGAACGTGATCAACGTCGGCGGTATGCCGGGCTGTCGCCCCGGCTATCGATGCGTCACCGAACTCCCGGACGGTAAGCTTCAAGGCGGCACTCTTTTTCGTCCCCAGTTTGGGGTGGAGCAGATTGTGGTCTGCATCTCTGGCGTGCTCTACGTCTCGGGCTGGCCCTTTCTCTCGTTTAAACAGATTCCCGGGGTCCTGATGTCTCCTTCGGCGAAGCAGGTATTCTGGTGTCAGACCGTTCAATCCGCCCGCCGAAAAACGACTGACTTTGCGTCGGCCATCGAGGTAATCGACCCGCGCAACGTGTTGATCATCCAAGACGGCGGCGAGACTGCCCCCGCATACTACGATGGGTCTCAGTCCGGCCACATCCGCGACAACGCATTCGAAACGCCGGTGGGCGGGCCGATGGCGTGGGTGGGCGACCGCCTATGGGTCGCGCATCGAAATTTTGTTCGCGCCAGCGATCCTGCCAATCCATTTTCTTTTCGTGAGGATACATATCTCGGCGGCATTAGCGCGTTTGCGTTCAAGTCGGAAGTGACCGGTCTTGCGGTGACTCCGTCATCCGACACTCCGAACTTGATTGTGTTCACGCAGAACGAAGCGGAGTTGATCAAGGCATATATTCGCGACCGTGATTCATGGCCGACGACCACGAACATGCAGGCGGAAGCTTTCAAAATTGGGACGCCGTCGCATAAGTCCATCGTCTCTCATTATGGTCGCCTCTCGTGGTTCAGTTCCGCTGGTGGCGTCGTGATGCTCGATGCGGCGCAGGCGAGTATGATTACGTCTCGCTTGCCGATTCGCGACAACGAGATGATGGTCAGCAAGGCGCGCCTCGGGGAAGACCTTACCGCGGTTGCAGGCGCAGCGTTCGGCTCTTACATGCTCATGAGCGTGCCCGCTGAGGACACGTTCAACAAGCACACATGGGTGCTTAACAACGCCAGCTTGGAAACGATCAACGATGACTCCGGCCCCTCGTGGGCGAGCTACTGGACCGGGACTCGCCCGGTCGAGTGGGTGTATGGGAACATCGTCGGTCAGGATCGAATTTTTCATGTGTCCACTGACAAGGACGACAAGAATCGTCTGTGGGAAGCTTTTCGTCCAGATCGATTGGACAACGGATGCCCGATCACATGGTTCGTGGAGACGCGCGGATATTTTGGTCAGAGTTCGCAGACCAAACCTCCCGGGGAGATGTGCAAGTTCGGGTGGGCGGAAGTTGCGCTCGTCGGCATCGAAGAAGATTTGGACCTCGGCGTGTTCTACGCTGGCGGTTTGCGCGGGGCCTACAAAAATATTCTCGCGAAGCGGTTCAACGTGGAGCGCGGTAACCTTGTGCCCGAGCACGAGATCACGGCGGAGACCGAAATCTTTGCGTTTAAACCTCAGACTCGCGTGGCCCGCACTGAAGAAGCCCGGCAGAAATCTGACGAGAGCGGTTCATGTCCTGTGGAATCTTCGAACAATGAAGATATCGATGAAAGCTTTCAGTTACTCATCGTGGGTCACGGTCCAGCGGCCATCCGATGGATTCGCGCCTTCTCTACGCATGAGCAGGTGGACACAAATGGTTCCAACGAGGCGTGCCAGAACGAAACCGGCTACAACGGCGTCCGATTCGATGGGGCCGGAGTCAAGGGCGAAGACCGCGATGGGCTCGTGACCGAGATGGAAGCGAAAGAGATTGTTATCTACACCGCGAACAAGACCGTCTCTATCACACAAGAAAATATCACGTCCGTGGGAGTTGGATACGGGGAGAGCGTGGTGTCGCAGGATGCGGCAGATCGAGTTGCTGAGCGAGTCGCGCAAAAACGCGCCGAGATTGAACTCTCCGCGCTGCTCCCGAGAATCCTTGGAATTGGTGAAGCCCTATGAACTCTGTAATCGAAACTATTTTTGCTCGTCGTCCTCCGATTGAGTATGTGTCGCCCGCTGCGTGCGAGGTGATTCTGTCCGGCAGTGGACTTCTGTCCCTCATTCTGCCGGTGCTCAATCCGTTTGGTCGCATCCGGCCAGTCGGCAACGTGATTGTGCTCGGGGAGGGTGCAGGTCCTTTTTCGTTGAACTGGGAAACTGAACCCGGCGAGGACCCACCGGTCATCTGCTATAACATTTATCAGGTGGTGGGCGGAGAATTGATCCTCGTCGCTGAATGTGTTACGCCTCCGCCCGGTGGAGGTGGAGTCCCGCTGCCGCCCGGCTCTCCCGAAGGTGGCGATACATATGTTGTCACTCCGATCACGACCGAGGGCGAAGGTCCGCCGAGTAACCCGGTTACAACTCCCGTCATTCCGCCCGTGGACCCGTGCAGTTCGAATGAAGGCACCGACACAACGTGCGACTATGGCTCGACCGGCACGCAGTATCGAATCAAGAATTTCAACTCCGCTCTCTTTGATATCACGGACTGCGGTTTGTTCTGGACGAACTGCGTCAACTGCGAAATTTCCGGTAGTGACCCTCCCCCGGGGATTAACTGTGCTGAAGCGGTTGAGTGGTCCGGGACGTGGCCTGTGAAAGTCAACGACGGACATTTTATCGATCAGGAATTTGAACCCGATCCGAGTTGCGGCGATTGCTTTCCCGGCTCGTGCCCCGGATGCGTGATTCCGCCCCCGCACAAGTTGCACGGGTTCTGCATCAGTTCGGCGCTCGTCACGTCTGGTGCCGCCAACGAAACTGGATGCGGTTGGTCCTTCTCGATCACCGGCTCGTTTGGTGAGAATGTTTGGACCGGCACGAAGACCAAAGGTGAGGGTCCAGTAGGTAAATATTTCAAGGTTTCAGGCTGCTCGCCCGGCCCCGATTGCGTGGAAGTTGAGGCGTATTAAACGTTGCGATTATGCGGCAAAAAACCCACCTTTTAGTGACTACGCATGAATGACACGAACCTGATTATCTCAGTGGCTCAAATCCCGGTGACTTTCCGAGGAAAGCCCAACGATCTCGCCCAAGAGATCGTCAAACGGATGAAAATCGTGTCCCCGAGCGGGTCAAACTTCATCTTCATCGGCGACACGGAACCGACATCTGATGTTGGTCCGTGGCTGAAAGACGGCAGCAAGTGGTATGTCTTCGATGACGAGTTGAAGCGGTATGTGCCGCAGGATATTTCCGACTCCGAGACCCGCTGGTTTCAGACTGGAAAGAATGCGCCGTCCGAAACCGACCCTCCGGTGTGGCTAAAGACCGATAAGGACGCGACTGAGGATGACCCGAGCATTGGTAATCCGATTAGCTGGCACGTTTACAACGGTGCTGCGTGGGTGCCTTTTTCCGGGATCGTATTGTCCGGCCCGACTGCGAATCGTCCGAATGCGCCGGTGGAGTATCAGCAGTATTATGACACGGACATCGCGTGTTTGATTTGGTGGGAGCGCAATGCGTGGCGCACAATGGCGGGTGTCCCGGGTGACATCAAGTTTGTCGCGTTCACCGTCTTGACGGAAGCACTCACTCGGAATCCCGGCTGGTCTGTTTTCGGCGAAGGCAGTCAGAGCGTGCGCGGTCGATGGATTTCGCAAGCGACAAAAGATGCAGGGGCCACTCCCGAAACGGAGTTGACGGTTGCTGCCGGGCTCGCGACGCGTGCTGCGTTCGAAACTTACGGCGAGAGCACGAGTTTGGACATCGCGGATGGTGGTGGAAGCACCTCGTTCCCCGCGACCATCGCTCTCTGGTGTTTGCAGAAAGACTAATTTATGTGGGACTCACTTTTCGGCGCGGTTGGTAGCATCGTTGGCGGCTACATGCAAGCCAATGCTATCGAGGACGCCACAGAAAAACAAATCGAGGCGATTGAGAAACAGCGCCAGTTTGTTTTCGATCAACTCAACCCGAGCAAAATCAACAACAAGGCGCGCATCGCCGACGAGCAGCGCGCGCAGGATCGTCTTCGTCTTCAGGGCATCATTGACCCGGAGCTACTGAACCAACGTTACAATTCTCAGAAGCAAATTTCTGATCGTCTCGCAGGTCTAACCGGCGATGATGCTGACAAGGTTGCCGGTGTCGCGGCTGATGAGGCCATTGCTGGGACTCCGGGGCTCAATGATGTCAAAGCGAAACTGATTGATGCGGCACTCAGCGAGATTAACGCGGGTGCGAGCATCCCCCCGGATGTGCAGGCCGAACTAGTCAATGCGGGTTTGGAACAGACCGGGCAGATGAGCGGGTCCGCTACTACCAAAGGTTTTGGTGGAAACATTTTACGTCAGATCATCGGCACGGCTGCGATTCAACTCAAGGCCGACCGTCAGGCGCGCGCCACGAAGCTTGCGGAAGCGGCGCAGGACATGGACGTGAAACGTCAAGCGGTTCTCGGCCAGCTTTTTCCGAATCTCGTAAACAAGTCGGTTGCTAAACTCGGCGCGGCGCAGAGCGTGCTCAGTCAATCGAATCAGATGGTGCCCGAAGCGGGTCTCGGCGGCACGGACATCGCGAATCTTTGGCTCGCGCGCGTGGGCGCGACGAATCAACTCGCGCAGAGCGCGGCGGACGTTGCCTCTCGCGGAACAATTGGTCAGGCCAACGCTGTCGGGAACATGATCGGTGGCGCGGCCAGTGGGGCCGGGTCACTTTTGAATGCGATCCTGAACAAGCCAAAGACCATGAGCGACGACGAATATTATTTTCGTAACCCGGTATAACCTATGGGCTGGACTGCATCAACCTTACTACCCAAGACCATGATTCGCAATGCTGTGAATCAGGCCATGACACCGGAGCAAAAACTTGCGGCGTCTGGTGGTGTCACTCGTCAAGCTTTGACGAATGCCATCGTCCCAGCGGCTACCAACGGAACCGGCGCAAATGTTCGTCGTGACAATGTCGTTCCGGGGACGACGCATCCGGTGGACAACGTTACACCCGCGCCCACAAACGCTCCGTCATTTTTGAATGGTCAGAATCAGTCTACGAATCCGCAACAGGATTTACTTTCGATGCTTCAGGATTTGATCGGTGGCCAGAAGCAGGACCCGGATTTGGTCAAGGCGCAAACGGTGCTCGCGCAACAGCAAGCGATGCAGGTGGCACGCGATAATGAAGCGGCTCGTAACCGCGAAGTTAATATGGCTGCACAGGACTATCTGAAAAGCCAACTGAAAGACGCAGCGAAATACACGACCGGCAGTGTCGGAAACATTCTCACGCAGCGGTATAATGATCGCCTGAAGGTTCTTCAGAGCGGTCAAGACCTTAACTGGTTGACGATGCCCCAATCTAACTACTCTGTGCCGAAGCGCAGCGGTTGGACCGGTCCCGCCATGCCCGGAACGTGGGGACTATAATTTTATGGGTCTCGAATCAGCACCTCAGCAATCAATCGGTCGCATTGATCCGTCGTCCATCGTGGCGAAACCGGACCATGTGATCACGCCCCTTGCCGTTGAGCAGCTTTCAAACGCTGTGCGGCAAGGATTCATCACGGCGGAGGATATCAAGGGCCGTATTGCCGCTAACCCCGCGATTACGGAGCAGCAAAAGCTGGCCGCGATGATCGCGAAGGAAGGGCAGTCTCCCGAGGCGCAAGCTGTGCGCGCGGGCGCGACGCATCTGGCGGGCTCCGACATCGAAGCCAAAGAGGCACAGATCAAGTATGGACCCGCGATTCAGTATTTTCAACAGTTCGCCCCTGAGGCGGGCATCCCGGCTCCGGTCACGAGCACCGGAAAACCCGACTACGCGAAGATGGCCGAACTCGGCTCGCAACTTTACAACTGGAAAATCCAGAAGCAGACCGCCGTTGATCGTCTCACTCCCGTGGAGTGGAAAGAGGGACTTAAAAATGGCCAGAAGGTTCTGCTCAAGTTCAACAAGTCCGGCGAGTTGATCTCTCCCGAGTTGGAAAATGAACTTCACACGCGCGTGATGACTCCGTTCTCCGGTGTTCAGCCCGGTGCGGTGCAGGCCGCCCCGGTTCAGCAAGCCGCTCCTACCGCTCAATCGGCTGTGCCAGCGGTGACGCCCAATTTTTCTGGACCCGCGAGCACGCAGCAAGAGGCGATTGCCCGTGATCAACAGCTTTCGAAGTTGTTACCGACTGCCATCCAGCCGAAAGCGGCTGCTCAGGCTCCGGCGATGCCTTCTGTTCAACCAGCGCGATCCACTACTGCGGTGCAACCCGTAGGCACGAAGATTCCCGGCGTTGGCATCAGTCTCGGTGCGAACCTCACGGAGGAAGAAAATCAGCGCAAAGAAGCTGCGGGCGTCGCGAGCAACCTCGCGGTGAACGATCAACTGAAGCAGAACGTTTCGGAAGCGAAGAAACTTTTGATGCAAGCTAACATCGTCGGACCCGGCGCGGGTAGTTCGGTGGTTCAGACGTTGAATCAGGTTGGGGCGGCTCTCGGTATTCGTGAAACGGAATATAACTCTCAGCAAAAGCTGGTGCAACTCATCAACAAGAAAGTGCTCGAAGGCGCGCAGGCCATGAAAGGCAATCTGTCCGACAAGGACGTTCGCTTTTTGCAGCAATCGTTCCCGGGCCTTACATCAGACGAGCCTACGTGGAACAGCTATCTTGATCAGTGGGACAAAATGCTGGACCTCAACAGTCAGGTGTTGCGCGGCGTGTCTCCCAAAGGCGCATCCATTTTCGATCAAGCGAACGCAGCGGTTAAGCCCGGTGGTGCGGCCCCTGCGGCTGCTCCTGCGGCTCCGCAAGGCCAGATGGGTCCTGTCATCAATTTACCCGGTCGTGGCCCAGTGCGGCGCGGCCCGGACGGTCAATTCTACCCTGCTCAGTAATTATGTCCGAACCGCTCCAGCTAACGCCCGAGGAAATCTCGGCGTATGAAGCGGCTGCTCAACAGCAGCCTGCCTCGATCAACCCGCTCCGGGACCTTTCGGCGGACGATTTGTTTTCTCTTGCGACTCAGGACAAGGAATTCGATCTCGTCAACGAGTTTCGCCGTAACAAGGACTTGTGGGGGGATCAGAATCTCGTCAGCAAGGTCGCTGACGTGCATGAGCGCATCAAGCAGCGCGGTTTTCAACTTTCAGATATCCCCGGCCCCGGTAAAATGGCGCACACTGCCTTCGGCATCGCGAAGGGCTTCGGGAAACAGGCGTGGAACTATGCTAACGCGCTGATCGGCGTTCCCGTCGCGGGCGCGATTGGTGAAATTACCGGCGATGCGAGGAACCCGGGCTTCCATACGGAACTCGCGCAGGAAGGACAGCGCCGGGTGATGGAAAACGTCGCGGGAACTGAGTCCGGCATGTTTGGGGTCGCTCAACTTGGAAAGAAAGCCCTCAACACTGTGAAGAAATCGGCGCTCGCGTATAGCGGGGTCGAGGAAAATCTCACGCCGGAGCAAAAAGTAAGTAATTTATGGTCTGATGTCGGTGTCGGCGATATCGCCGAGGACATCACGAAAGGCAAAGGCGCATTTTTGACACCAATTGGTGTCAATGTGCGCGAGGAACTCGAAGCCGCAGGCAAACCGATCCGCCCCGAGGAAGTTCAGGCCCTTGCAGCGGGTGATCCCGTTTCTTTTTATACATATGGCCGCGCTTTTGGTGGCGCAGGTAAGGCTGTTGGCCGCGCTGCTCAGGAAGTTCGTGCTGCGTTGCCCGCAGGCGTCACGAAAGCAGTTCAAGCGACTGCTGCGAAGCTGCCCACGGCTGAAGAAGCGGCTGGTAAAGCGATTCAGGCTACTGGAAATCTTGTGGACCTCGGGGGACGCGCTGTTAAGGTCGCTGGACCCACTGCTGGGTTTGTTAAGGGTGCGATGACGGGCGGACCCATCGCAGCCCTCGCAGGTTTGAAGGGCGGCGAGATCGCGGCGAAGTTGGGAAGCAAAGTTTCCAAGATCGGTGAAGGTATCAAAGCCGCAGGTAAAGAAGTGGCTGGAGAAACTCCCGTTACGTCGGCCACAGCGCAGCTTGCGAAGGACGTGGCCAGTTCCGTGCCCAGCACTGCCGCTGAGATCGGCAAGGGCCTCGCGTTCGACATCGGCACAGCCGCGTTGACCTCTGAATCCCCGCACGACACCCAATCGGTGGGTATTGGCGCTTTTTTCGGCGGCATGAACGCAGCCAAGCGGGCGGGCGGGCGCATCATGAGCGGTCAGATCGTCGCACCGCGCGAATGGGGTGTTGATAAGTATGTTCCGCCTTCCGGGCAGGTTGATTCCAGCTTCGAGAACATGCATATCGCTGCAACGAAGGACGCGTCGCCAGCGGTGAAGGTTCGTTTAAACGCCATCCGTCAATTCCTCAAGGGCTCGCATGCGGACGCAGATGTGTTCCTCGCGAAGGACTCTGCATCGCTGGAAAATACTCTGAAGCAAAACGGCGTGAGCGATGCGCAAGCGAAAACTCTTTCCCAACAGGAAGGGTTCTTCACCGCGAACATCCCCGGCAAGAACGGTGGCACCCGGCGCGTGATCATCGCCCGCAATGTGGATGCCGCGCCCCACGAAGCTTTTCATGCGATTCAGGATGTGCTCGGTGAGGACGCGAATCAGCACATCGATCAGATCGTCCGTCAAGAGTATGGTCCTCAGTGGGAGCAAGAGGGTCAGCGTTACGCCAATCGTATCGCCCCGGGCGGAGACTGGCGCGAGATCATTTTAGACTCGACCGGCACCGGCTTGGACTACGCGAAGGAAAAGATCGCGATGTCGGTGGGCAATGAGTATCGGAATATCACCGGTGCCGAACCTACGGCTGAATACGTGCAGGCTCGCACGAAAGAAATCTTGGGCCAGAAGATGGACGCCGCTCTGGAAGCGAATCAGGGCGTTGATCCCAATCAGATTTCTCAGCAAGTGTGGCGCGACATCCTCTCGCCGCAGGAAGCTACCGCGATTGCGGATTCATATCTCGCTCGCGAACTCGCGGCAGAGAATTTCGACATGGTCTTTAAGAACCTCAGCGCCGCGTTGCAGAATCCCGGGCTCCCGGGCCGTCTCGCGCGCGTTGTGGCGAACTTGGTCAGCACCCTTGGTGGTGAGCCACTGTCGCCGGAGGTCACGTCTCAAATCGGTCAGGTCTCGCCTAAGTTCAAAGTGACTGAGGCAGTCCGGCTTGCTCCGCACCTCGTTCAACCCAAAGCCGGTTCACCCAAACCGGAGATTTTACCCGTCGTTAAACCGAAAGGTCCCAGTGAACCCTTGCTTCCGTCTCCCAAGCCCAATGAGCCCAAGCCCGAAGTCAAAGAACCCATCACCGAAGAAAACCCGGCACAGATCGCTGCGGAAGCGCCTACAACACCTATTGCAGGTGGCACAGCTTCGCCCCGAGAACTACTCGGGACGATTGCGGAAGCTATCGCTCAGCGAGCAGGAGTTAAAATCAATTATCTCTCAGCACCGGAAGAACCGGCAGCAGCTACAACTTCAAACCGAGATGTCCGACGACAAATGATCGAAACCTTCCGCACGATGCCGCCCGAGGCGCGCTCGCTGTGGGAGAAGACCTTTTTCCCGGAGAAGGTTTTGAAGTTGAAGGGCGACAAGTATCAGGTGCTCGGTTGGGCTCCCGAGGTGTTCGCCGCCAATGCGCACAAGTTAGCGGCGAAGCTGGAGGAACTCGGCGTTTCTGAAGCATCACCGTATCCGATTGAGAAGGGCTCGTTCACCTCGGAGGGATGGCAGGAACTTTACCGCGACGTGCAGAAGTTCGTCCAGAATCAAATGGGCGGTCGCACCGGCGCGGGCGAATCACTGGTGGTCCCCAAGATGCCGGGCATGACTGCTCCCCCGGAGAAGGGCCAGCCTGCCGCACTCGATCAGACTAAAGCGGACCTGATCAACATGCTTTTCAATTTCCGATTGCCGGATACTGCCCGGGTGCAGAAGGGCAAGCTGCCCCTTAACATCGCCGGTCAGGATGTCAGCGAAGCCACAAAGCCGGGCCGCACTGCCATCCCGATTATTCCTCGTGGATCGTTCGAGGGCGCGGAAGCAGCACGTCAAGGAATTGAAGGTCGTCCGATCAAAGAGGTCAATCCTCTGCGTCAACAGATTGAAGCCGCCGCGCAAGCCAAGGGCGTGCCTATGCCGGAATTTCTGGAAGCAATCCAACGGCTCAATCTGGAGAACATCAAAGAGGTTCAGATCGCCCCGGAGGTGCCGGAGTTTCGCGGTAATACTCTCACGCTGTCCGCTGGATTCCAGCCACCCAAGACGGCGAAGCAGGCGGAAGAACTGGTGAAGTCGGTCGCCAAGATGACACCCAAAGAATTCGACAAGTGGGCGCATGAGACGCCAGATGGTTTGACGGAAGCAGCATATCAAACTGGATTAAATGCCCCCAGCAAAGAGTTCGTTCAGTTTTTGAACATCGCGGCAGAGTCGTTCGGCAAGCGGGCCTTGGACTTGATCTCGACCAATCCCGAGGAAGGGATGATCCTCGCCGCACAGCAGCAGTTTTTCAATGAGGCATGGCAAGCCGCCACAGGCGAAGGCTCTGCGGGATACTCTCTCCGTAAAGAGAAGCCCGGTTATCAACCTAAGTTTCCAGTAAATGTAAATACCTCTGAGACTAATTTACAAAAGAAAGTTCTTGACTCGGCTCCTGAAATTTCAGATGATGGGGGTAATATGAGCACCCAACTACAGCCGAAGAAGGCTGCGAAGAAAGAGTTCAAGATGAAGCCTGCACAGGCCGGATTCAGCAAAGCATGGATTCTGCCGGACGGCACACCCGTGCAATTGGGCGGCAAGTGGCATCACGAATTCATTAACGAGTCTCCCGAACTTCGCAGCAAGTATGGTCTGCCGATGGACGAGAACACCGAGCAGAACCGGATTGAAGCCTTGAAAGAGGGATTCGTCCAGGTCAATTGGGCCGACGCATCCGGGCGCATTACCATCGAAGCGCGTGAAAAGGACTGGCCCAAGCAGCGGGAAGCGGTTCGCTCTTTTGTGGAGCGGAACGCAGACAAGATCGACTGGATCAAAGTCTACCTTTTCGATGACACGGTCCAGAGCATCAAGAATCAGGATGAAGCGAAAGTTTTCACCTTGGATGACATCGAGAAACCGGCAATGGTTCCGTTCCTCGATTTGGACACGAAGCGCGCCACTGGGGATGCCTCGGATCGGTTATTTCAAAAAGCGGTCGAGAGCACAAATAAGGCTCCGGCTGAGTCTTTCAAAAAAGGTCTGACGACGGTGGATGGTGAAGGCTACTGGGTTGACCCCAAGGGCGAGTTCATCCAAGCCCCTGATTCACATGAGATGACTGCTTACGAGATCAACAATGCTCGCAAGCTTGGTCTGGATTTGGACAAGCTTCAGCGCGAGATGGATAAGATCGGCAGTGAAGCCGTCTACCACGCGATGAATGCCAAGAAGTATCTGCGCGCCTACAACGTGGGTCCTGATATCCTCGCGGTCGAAGGCTTGGGAAAATGGGAAGACATCCCGCGCACACAGCGCGAGAAGATGGAAGATGCAGCGGTTGAGTCCGGGCGTATCCTGTATTTCAACGACCGGAAGATTGATTCTACTGACGTGGTTGACCTCGGCGCATCATTCCAGCCTAAGAAGGTGGCTGAGGACTACGCCAAGAAGGCGGGCATCAAATACACCCCCAGCACCACTCGTTCAGAGGTGCCAGTGGAGACTGCAAAGAAGTTAGCGGATTTTTACGAAGCGGCCTCACATAGCCCAGAGGACGCGGAGGTGAAAAAGTCCTATGAGGCGTTGGCCAAAGAGACGCTGGCCCAATACAGCGCCATGAAGGATGCGGGCTATACCATCGAACCGTGGACCGGCGAGGGCGAGCCCTACAAGTCTAGCGCCGACATGGTCAAAGACGTGACCGAGAACAAGCACCTTTTCTTCCGCCGCACTGAGGACAGCTTTGGCAAAGAGGAAACGGATCGCAGCCGCAAGAACCCGATGCTCGAACCGTCCGGCATCGATGATCTGCTCGTGAACGATGTGTTCCGCGCAGTGCATGACTTTTTCGGACACGCCAAAGAGGGATTGCAATTCGGACCCAAGGGCGGGTTCAATGCGTGGAAGGTCCACTCGGAAATGTATTCGCCAGATGCCCAAGGGGCATTAGCTGCGGAGACTCTCGCACAAAACTTTTGGGTGAACTTCGGCAAGCAGATTCGCCGCACGGATGGCAGCATCCCGGCGAAGGGCGACAAGGATTACGTCGCACTGCCGGATCGCCAATTTGCCGAGCAGAAGAACCTCGTGATCCCGGATGAATTACTGGATGAAGTGCGCGCGCAGTTCCAACCCCGTCGCGCGGATGAGGACCTGTTCGGTGCAAAGCCGACCTATACCAAGTCCGAGGTATCGAAGATGACGCGCGCGGAATTGAAGGAAGCGTTCCCCGAGGCAATTATCCCCAAGCAGAAGGACGAAGCCATTCCTTCGGATATCACTGGCTCGCCTCTGTTTAAACGTGCTGGTAATGAGGAAGCCGCCGTCAAAGCTTTTGCAGATGGACTCGTGAAGTTCGCTCGCGAGAATCGGAACGATCCCGTTTTCAAAGCCGGTGTCGAATGGTATGACGAATTCACGCCCATGCTGAAAAAGGAATTCGGAGAGCATGCAGACCTTTTCGCCGAGTTACTTGCGGCTACATCCCCACAAACTGGCGTAGAGACCAATTTCGCCTACGCGGTGGACGCCATCGAGAGCCTTAAGGCGGGCCGATTCAACAAGATCATCCCCAAGTTCAACGAAGGCTTGGAAAAGATTGCGACTGGCGCATGGGAAAAGTGGTATAACAAGGAACTGCCCAACATTCCCGAGCCGCCTAAAAATCCTACGCCTGCCGCGTTCCTTGAGCACTGGATTTTCAAGCACGATCTCAAGCCGCGTCAGAGCAACGGGAAGTTATACGGCATCCACTCCCTGCCGGTGCTTCAGGTGCTCGCTCGGAAATGGTTGACTGAAGCGCGCGGGCCAAAGACTTTGAACTTCGTGGAGAACCTTCTCGGCAAGGGTGAGGAAGCCACCATCGATTTATGGTCTGATCGCACCATGCGGCGCATTGGCTATGCGGGGCAGGAACGCTGGCGCATTCTCCCTAAGAACATCGGCCCAGTGTCCGACAAGGATTTTGCATTCGCCCAAAAGGCATACCGCGCTGCCGCCGAGCGGCTGGGTATGAAGCCCAGTTCCCTACAGGCTGCTCTGTGGTTCGCAGAGAAGAAGCTATGGGCGGAGAACGGCTGGAGTCCGTTGGACC